CCATTTGATATCTCCTACTTGGGTTTTGTTTTTTTATCTCCACGCTTGCTTTACAATAACAAGAAGACTTTTAGGTCTGACAGTTATTCTCCTTAAACTATACTACTTGACAGAAACCCTAGCACAGTGGACGGTGTTAGGGTTTCATTTTGGTCTAAAAAACGCCACCGCTTCATACGGCACCTAGCGACAAGTCATAACACCTCATACGAACAGGTCAAATCAAAATCTCACACTTATATGCGGTCAAGTATCAGACTACTACTCCAAGAGAAAAACCACTATAATCATCAAACTATAGTGGTTTTTTATTTCAACTAATATCAAATATATATAGACCAAACTGCGTTTAGTCTAAACACACAAGTTATTTTCATTTCGCTTTCGCTCAACTCAATAACTAGATGTGTTTACTTGTTTCTTTCTAATAATACAAGTGACTATTACATTTAGAGATGAGATGATGTTGTAGCCATACGGGGGCAAATGCTATGATGACCTAAAAAAAAGCAGTCACCATAGACATTCACCTCCACCGTATGCTACGCACATCTCTAAATGTAATAGCCCCTTACGGGAACGGTTCCTTGGACTGATTTTATACGAGAAGTTTGACTATCTGTAACTCGCAACCTAACTAGGAAACCAGTGGGCAACTCCCTCAACAAGTTTTATTCCAAGAATACTTTTGCTTGCGTCAGCGGGCCCTGTCCTTTATTACCCCTATGATTGGACAGGTTTTTCAAGGGTTCTGCGTTTTGCCTGTATGCGTTGCCTAGCAAGTGCCTTTTGCTCTAATCTTTTAGTTATGCCTGTTACAAGTGTTTCTAGTTTTTTTAGATGTTTGCCTTTTAGATGACAGCGTTTATTATATGTGTAACTCCAACAGAAGCCCCACATACCGCTTTCTTTGTTGTTAAAATGTTTGCCTAAATGATCTCTGATTTTCAACAGCATTATAACATCATCAATCTGTGGATGATCTGTTAAATCTTTTCTACTAATACCCGCAAACTTTTTTGCCCAGTAACCAACAAGTTGTTCTTGTTCTAGGTTTCTACGACGAGCAGCTTCACCCGCAAGTATTTGTTGTTTAGAAAGTTTTTTTGCCATTGTTGTGCCTTTGTTTTGTTATAATGTATTTAGCATAACACACAAAAAACTCGTTGTCAAATGAAACAAATGTTACTGACCTGTAACAAACTGTAACATATCGTTATCTCAAATATCACCATTTTACCCCAGTATATAGTTCAACCGTATAAATACAATATGAAAAGTTTTGACACACTAATGACAATAACAGTGATACTGGCACTGATCAATGCAGTAATATTTGGTTACAACCTAGCCAGAATCATCCACGGGATACAACTATGACAGATGAACCAAACAAGCGTGGGCCCAAGCCCAAGGAACTAAAACCTGTAGAAGGGTTGTTGGGTCTTGAAATAGGCCGTGGCGATACAAAAAACACAGTGCCACCTGATCAAGTGTATGAACTGGTCACACTGGGATTGAACAGCAAAGAGATTGCAAGATTCTACGGTGTAACAGATGACAGCGTAAGAAGAAACTTTGCCGCAGAAATAGCAAAAGGCGAAGTATATCAGAAGATTAAACTACGCAGGGCAATGTTCAAGAACGCAACTGAACATATGAACGCAGCCGTGCAGATATTCCTAGCAAAAGCCGTATTGGGAATGAGTGAAACAGGGTCAAGCGAAAACACAGTATTACCTTGGATAGAAGAAGATCAACAGGAGCAAACAAATGAAGAGAGTGCAGAACAGTCCACTGGGCAATGATTTATGGTTTGATGGATTAAACTACTGGAGAGGACGTCCTGGCAGTTTAGTAGGTCCATTTGGAGAATCAGAACTACACGATGTGGCACAACAAGAAAATCTAACAGGGGAAGATTCCTCTATTATTTCTCTTGACAAGACCACACTTTATCGTGTAAAATCAAAGAGTTAGTAATAACAATAGTAACGATGTGAGAAAGGAACAAAAATATGTCACACAAACTAGAGAGCTTTGTAGATGCTCTAAAAAACTACGATACAGGACATCCTGTAAAAACAAATCCAGTGCAAAAACTAATGGATGAAAAAACCTCAATCATAAAAGATTACAATGATTTAGAAGATAGTTATGTTGAACTATTGGATGATATAGAATGTGTATTGAGTTATTTTATGGACAAGCCAGACTTTGATCCAAATAGAAAAAACACTATAACCAGTTTTCTAAATGGTGAACGCACCAAGACTTCAAGATTTACCAAAAAAGATTTCTTAACAGCGTATAATAGATTGGTAGAAGCAATCCACGACAGTTACAAGGAGATGGAAGATGAATGATATTGCAACCCTTGAAACTGAAGCAATAGATCGCCTATGCGAACTACTCAACAATGAAATACGCAAATCAGGTGCTATACAAAAAGGCAACAAAAATATTTGGGCTGTGTTGCACGAGATGGATAACACTATCTGGCAGCACTGTCTCAATGGTGCACGAGCAATCACGACAATGAATCATAGAAACTACAATCGCATTGATCAACGTATTACAGAACTAGAAAGTGCAATAAAAAGATTGAGCGGTGTTTATGACAATGTAATCACTCCTTATCCAAGTGAATACAAAAAACAAAAAAGACCAAACAGTGACCTGTATCAAGGTGCTGCGTGGCATTTACTGATGTTGTTGCGTGAAGTATACTGCGACAACAACAACTTAGATTTACCAAACAAATAGGAACAAGAAAATGAAGAAACAAGTTTACCAAGTAATCAACATAGAACAACGCCCTAGCAAACTCAATGGAGGGTTCTATTACAACATTAAACTTCAAGATATTAAAACTCTTGAAATATTAGAAACCAGTGTTGATCCAGTTTACAAAAACTTTCAAAACTGGGTAAAGGTTATACAAGATCAAAACCTTGGACAACTACTCAGTAACTGCACAACAACTGAACGCAAAGGCAAACGCATCATCAACGCAGACAGCAAACCTACACAGGAAATAGTTTGCGATAGAGATGAACTGCTAACACAACTTGAAAGTTGGCGTGCACCAACCAAGTTTAGTGAGTTGTTTAACTATGAATGAATCAAAACCAAGCAATCGTGTTTTGTTGCACACGCTCAAACACAATCCAAGGAATGGTGAAGTATACATCACTTGGGAAGGCGATACCTTTCTGGGCAAATGCACCAGCATTGAAATCACTCGCAGGGTAGATGAACCTGGTATGTTCTCAATCAGTGGATATATCATTGATCGTTGATCCAGTTGCAATCATAAGCATAACGATAGTGGCAGTAATCGCTGCCATTATCCTACAGGAATACCTATGAAACCTTGGCAGTATATGGGCAGAGATTACGTAGAGGCTAATGAAGCCTATCAAGGTTTTGTATATGAGATAACCAATACAACCACAGGACGGTTGTATATTGGTCAAAAGAACTTCTGGCGAACCATAAAACTTCCACCACTAAAGGGTAAGACCAATAGACGTCATAGACGCACAGAAACTGATTGGCAGCAGTATTTTGGTTCATCTACGGAGCTCCTCAAAGATGTTGAGACCCTAGGGCCAGATCACTTTAGCAGACGCATACTTTATATGTGTGCCAATAAAAATCAAATGAACTACTTTGAAGCAAAGGAACAGTTCGCCAGAGATGTTCTTCTCAACTCAAACTACTATAACGGAATAATCAACTGTAGAGTCAGTTCAAAAGGACTCAAGTAAATACAGTTAGGCAACAGGATGAGCCTGTTGGGGGGCAGTCATTATGACGCTCTGCTCGCCTACCGCCCCCTAGGCTTTTAATCAAAGCAACTGGTAGGATTTGCCATCCACAAGTTTTTGTTTAACTGATCAAACACTTCGTAATCACCTGCTTCATATGCTCTTACAGCGTCAATCTGTTCCCAAGTCATTTGGTTTTCTGTGATGTAGGTTAGGGCGTAAAAACTGTCCCACGGTTTGTTTATATCTTTCTGATTAATAGTGCAACCTCGCTTGCGATTGTAAGTGT